ACACAAGAATACTCGCTGCCGTTGCGCTGAACCAAACTTCGCGCGTGTTGGTATCAGTTCCGCAGACGGTCGGAGTCGTCGTGGTGTTGATGAGAGTCCCGATGAATTTGGTAGTTGTTGGCATTGTTTAACTCGGAGTTGGGTAGGTGTAACTCACGACGACAGTCGCGGCGGATTGAGATTTGACCCAAGTCGTGCTCAGGTCAACGGCTAAAAGCTCCACGACATTGTTGGTTGTGATGAGCATTGGAGAGCTACCCATTGCCGTCGATGCCGCTGCTTCGGTCGTGTAACCAAACACCATGTAGACCGCACCAGCGGCAGTCAGTTGGATGGTGCGCGGATTCGTGTCGGTCAGACTGAGCGGGCGCGCGGCTCCAGAGTTGATGTTTGCGACGATGTAGTAGGCGTTCGTGGGCATGGGTTAGGCAATCTGTGAATGGGTAAATGCGTTAGCGCGTGACTTCAGGCGTGACGGTGTACGAGCCTTCGACTCCGCGCCCCACAAACGCACCGAAGAAGTACTCGACATCGAACACGCCTGAACTCGGCGCGGTCAGCGCGGCAGTTTGCGTTGCGGTGAGTTGAATCGTGATCGTGCTGTTAGGTGGTGTGTATGCAGTTGCCGCGGTGAATGTGATAGCCGTCGTGGTGCTCGCGTGCGTCGTGCGACCCTGAGCGCGCGCGGAGAAGGTCGATAGGTCGATACCAGTTATCGTGAAGATCTTTGAGAAGGTCGCGCCTTGCTCGATGATGATGTCTTCGTTCAAAGCCATTATGCGCACACTCCATCGATTGAATTTGCAGCGTAGAAGCACCAGACGAGTTCCGTGCCAGTGGAACCGACGGTCATGCGGCGCTGAGGAAAGAGCAGAACGTAGCCCTCGATGGGCTTGAAGGAGAAGCCCGACGGGATGTTCGCGGGGTTGATGCCGGGGCCGATGAAAGTCACCGTGTTCGCGGCCTCGCAGATGTTGAGCGCCGTGCCGGTGTAGTAGGTTTCAGCGGCACGAACTTGGAAATCCTTGCCACTGCCAACCGTGGAAAGTTTGATCTCGGCGCGCGTCCAACTGTAGAGGTAGCGGTAGACCGTTCCCGCGATGGCGGCGGAAGATTCGATCTTCGCGAGCATGTACATGCCGCGATCCGCCTCAATGCCCGCACGCGCAGCACGCTCGGCGTACTGCGGCCCTTGCGTGACCGTGCGCAGCTTGTTGAGGTCGGAGCGTCGATTAATCACGGGTAGGTCAACCAACTGCCCTCGAGGCAGATTTGCTTTGCGAGCGCGGAGTCTGGCTGCGTGTCAAAGATGATGTTGAAGTTGGTGGTGCCTCGAACAAGCGACTTCCAGAACACGGTCTTCGCTTGACCGCCGACGAGATACGGATATCCGTCGCCGTCCGTTTCGCAGATTTGCTCGCAGTCCGACCATCGATCCCATCGAAATACGTAGGTCGTGCGGTAGTACTCGTCGCGCACATGGTTCACATCTGCGCTCAGGCAGTAGACTTCGCCCGCACTCCAGTGCAAGAACTTCGTGCTGTTCCACGTGCCCTGAATCGTGCTCATGTCGTCGTAGACGCTGACGAGCGTTCCCGTGGTCGTGCCTTGCGACGTGTCGATGAGCAGACTCACCTTGATGTCCATCGTCGCAACGCGAACGGGCACACCCTTGCCGGCCTGATCGACCTTCGTGCCACCGATGTCGGTGGTCGTGTTCAGGTTGGCACTGGTGCCGGTCGTCCACGTCTGATTGCGGTAGACCGTGGTCATGCGCTCGCCGGCGGTGAACTCGACTTGTGGCGGAAGGTGCATGATCGGCGTTCCGCCAGTGATGTTCGCCCAGCGATACTCGCTGTTCCAGATGCCAGCGATGTCGAACACTGTTTCGTTCGTGTTCGGCACCACGGTCACGGTGTACTCGCGCAGACGCAACGTTCCAATGAGATTCGCGGTCGAGAATGTGCTCAGAAGGCTCATCACTTTGCCGACCGAGCCGTCGCGCAGCGTTGTCCACGTCGAGTCGAGCGACGAGTCAAGCCGTGTGGTGCTGATGGCGCGCACGTTGATGCGCAGACTCTGCTGCCCGCCGGCGCCCGCGTCAGTCCAAGATCGTGAATTGATGTTGTAGGTGACGCTCAAAAAGAAGCCCAGCCCTTCATCTTGTTCCACATGCTGATGCCATCGTTGTAGAGGCTCATCGCGTTTCCGATCTGCGTGCCCGTGTTTTCTCCCATAAGCGCCTCAAACATCGACTTGTCTTGCGCTTTGGGAGTCGCACCGCCGAGGCTCATGCCGACGCCGATGCCGAGCGTGCCGGGCAGTTCGTTCAGCAACAAGCTGCTCAACCGCGTTTGCGGACTGTTCTGGCTTGCGAATCCCGTGTTCAAGCCGCCTTGAAATCCTAAGCCCGTCGCGGCGGTTGGCGCGCGCTGGCCGACAGTGCCTTCTGCAAGATCGCGCGTCAGACCGAAACGCTCGAATCCGACTCGGTCGTCGCGCTTGTTTTGCTTGAGCGCCTCGAGCGCCTTCTTGCGCTGGTCGGGTATTGCTTCCACCATCTGCACCGTTGAACTGACGGCGGCGGTGATGCCGGCGAGCGCAATGCCAGCGCCCGCGATCGCTGCGCCCATCGGCCCCATCGACGCGATGCCAGTGATTCCGCCGAGCATCTGAAGCGAGCGCCCTTGAACGCCAAACTTGGCAAGCGCCTCGGCGGTCTGGTTAAACGTGCCCTTCATTTGACCGAAGTTCGCTTTGGTCTTCGACGCGTCAGCCGTGAGCTTCTTCATCGACCTTGCGGCTTGTTCGGTCGCGGCAGTGAAGCCCTTCGAGTCACCAGTGATGGCGATGTTGAGTTTGCTGACCTTCGCCATTATTTCAGCCCCTTCGCGACCATTCGAGCGATGTGCTCTTCCATGATCGGCATCAGGCGAATCTCATTGATCGCGTAGGCCTTCGCAATGAAGAACTTGCCGACGACGCGTCCGACGGTGGTCGTCGTGCGTTCCTTCTTCTTGACGTTGCCGCGAGTCAGGTTGCGGAGTTCCTCTTCCTTCGTGGCGCGGCGCTTGAGGACGTGCCCGAACTCAACCCATCGCGCGTACCAGTGCGGCGTGTTGTAGGTGCCCTTCTGTTCCTTGATGCCGACCGCAGCCCACACGAGTTGCCCCTTCGAATAGCCCTTGACCTTGGTCGTGACGTTCGCCTTCAGATGCGGGTTGGGTCGCATCTCGCCGCGCACGCGCTCGGTTGCGGTTGAGCGACCGCGTGGAGCGAGCGCTATGACGCTCTTCTTGACAACGCGCGTCCACTCGCGAAACCCGTTCTTGATGGCCTTCGTCGCGTCCTTCTGTGCAAGCCGACGAAGCGCCGCGTTGATGCGCTCAACGTTCGGGCCGTCGACCTCCATGACCATCTTGAATGAGTTTGACGACATCGTATGCCATGCCTTTGGAACTATGCAGACCGTGGTACAGAGCGACGGGGCTATCGAGTCGCACCTCTATGTTGGCTGCGCTCAGGATTTCGCGCGCAGCCCGGGTGAGTCCAATCCCTCCAAGTACAGTCCTTCGATCTCTCGCCCAAGCAACACGACGCCCGGCGCGTCGAGCTGCATGACCGCCTCGAGCGTCTCAAACGCTTGCGCGTCGCCGTCCATGACGTGATTCCAGACGTACCACGCTGGCATATACACGCCGCGCTCGGTCGCATCGATGGCAGCGACGAGATGCGCGACCGTCGGGCGACGCAGAGTGATCTGCGTCCCACGGAACTCGAGCACAAGTGGACGGGTGAGCAGTGCGGAAATCATACGGTTACGTCAAGACTGATGGCGCCGTTAGTGAAGCGCAGTTCGATGTTGCCCGTGCAGACGCCGTTCGGCGCGACGGTGATGGAAATAGATTCCACCATCGCGTTGCCTGAGAATGAAACGCCAGTAGCCCACTGCACCAGCGCGACGGCTTCACTCTTGTTGGTCAATGCGTTGGTGATCGTCGATTGGTCAGTCACGTTGAAAAACACTTCAATGCTGACTGTGCCCTCAAGCAATCCGTAGGCGTGCTTCTTGTACGTAGAGCCGAGGTCGGTGATGTCGATAGGCGACTGGGTGATGTTGGCGGTCGCGCTGCCCACCGACGGCATCGTGACGCCGCCCCAGCTGAACAGTGCGAGAGTGGTTGGACTTGCCATAGTTATGCTCGATACATGATGGTCATGGTGGCGGTCACGATTGCGGGTTCAACTTCGTCACCTTCGCCGACGTTCGGCGGCTGGATGACGGCGTAGACGGGTTCATAGGCGCATCCGCCGGCGACAAGTGCGCCTGTCTTCACTAGCGCGATGGCGGCGTCAGAGAGGCTCTGCGCGGCCAACATCGTGTCGGCGACAGATGACATCGACAGCGAATACTGGTAGAGGTTGCGCGTGGTCGACGGCAGCGCGGCGGCGGAGCCTTCGGTCAGATCGATTACGAGCGCTGGCAGCGTGGTTGACTGCAAGCGCGCGCCGACGCTGACGCGGCTGCCAGCGGTGGTCGCGGCTCCGATCCATCCGATGATCGTCGACTCGATCATGTGACCTCGCTGCAATCGAGCACGGCGACGCGGTCGCGCTCATCGAGGTTGCGGATGCCGTTGATGCGGAGCGTGCGCCCGCGCACTTCGAGCCTGTCGAGTTCGGTCACAGTGAGGCGCGCGATGTTCGGCCAGCGCGCGCGCAGTTCGTAATTCGCGACCACGGCCACGCCGTCGGCGTAACTGACCTCGGACGAACCCGCTTCGCGCATGTCGACGCGCATGTCGCCGACATCGGTGAACGTGCTCGTGCGTCGGCCGAGCACGTCGGTCGTCGTCGCGGCTCGGTAGACGGTCGCAGCGAATCGAAGTCGGCCACCGCTGATCATCGGATTCCGCTCCTGACGCTGCAAGCCTCGATGATGTACTCGAGCGCGAAGGGCACGACGGCGAGGCTGATGGGCTGACTCGCCTCGGGATTGTTGTACCAAGCGCCCGTCAGCGCGATGACGGCGTGCACGATCTCATTCGGGATCGTGGCGTAGCCGGCGGCGTAGGTCACCGTGATCGCGGTGCCTTCGTAGATCGCGGGGTGCTCGAGGAACCGCAGCACGAACATCGGGCCTTGCGTCTTATCGATCCAGTAGTCGGTCGCCGGCATGGTGATGCTAGCGTTGCTCGCGTCCGTGTAGATCACGCTGGTGAGCGAAGTAAACGGATAGGACGGCAGCAGCGTGTCCGCGAAGTTCGCCAGGTACATCGTCGCGGTCTGTTCGTAGAGCAGCAACTCGGTGCGCTTGCCGAGCAGACTGATCGCCGCTTCGCGCAAGCGAATCAGCTCGGTGTCGTCGTCGTCGTAATCAATACGAAGCGCCGACTTGATTGTGCTGAGGGGTACCGTCATAAAGGTGCCGCGCGCCTTCCGACGCGCAGCACCCGGGAAAAGAAAAGATCAGATCAGCAAGTGATCGCAGCGAAGGCGTTGGCCAACATGATTTTGCTGTCGGTACGGGTGTACACGATCAGATTCACTTGATGCGTTGCGCTCTCGCTGTAGGGGTCGACCAACGAAGTGATGCCGGTGCGATCAAAGATTTCGAAGTACTCGAAGTTCCCGATGAGCGCGAAAACGTTGTTGTTGGCGGTCGCGGTTGGCGCGTACTTGGCAACGCGGTACGGAGTTCCGTACAGAGTTCCGGGGAAACCGCCGACCATCGAGTCAGCGGTCGAGTTGCCCGGCGACCAGATGTAGTCGGTTGGGTAAGCGTAGGCGGTACCGACGGCGGTGCCAGTGTTCTTGAGTTTGCGCACGGTCTTGAGGAACGTGTCGTGGAACAACCACGAGAAGCTTGCACCCATGCGGTACTCAGGCGGCACGAGGTGGTAGGTGTCGATGATGTTGTCAGACGTGATCGTGGTGATCGCGGCGCCGGCGAGGTCAGTCACCTGACTGAGCGCAGCCAACTTGGTGTTCATGCTCGAACCCATGCAGCCTTCAGGCTGCGAGGATCCAGTGCCGGTCGTGAACGCTTCTTCTTGCTTGAGTGCGATCGACATCGCGCACTTGTCGGCGCAGTACGCAAGTCCGCTGCCGATGCCGCCGTTGCCGATGGCGTCCTCGATGAACTCTTGCGAGATGGTCAAGCGAGTCGCGTACTTGTACGGAACCACGCTAATGGCAGTGCCGAAAGTGACTTCATCTTGCGTGACGGAAGCCGCTTCGCCGATGAGAGAGGTAGCGGGAAGCGCGCCCTCGACGGTGATGGTCCGCTTGCTGTCGATGCTGTTGACCTTTGCGAGCGAGCGGACAACGCCCATTTGCTGCATCTTGTTGATGATGCGGCGCTCCATGTCGGTCGGAACACCAGCGCCCGTAGTGGTGAGCGCGATGTCAGTCGCTGCGCGCAGCGCGGTGAAGTCTCCGTTGGCAACGCCGCGAAGCCAGAGGTCTGCGTACTCGGCAGAGTCGCGAGAGTTTGCGCGAGCGATTGATCCGCCCGATGCGCGACTCGCCAGCAGTGGCTGCGCTTCAATCTTTGCAATCCGCTCGGCGAGCTTCTTGCGGTCGGCTGCGTCCTGAGCGCGCAGTTCGATCGCGGTCATGTCCGCATCCATGCGGTCGAACTTCTCCTTCTCTTCGCCGCTGCCGACGCTGTCGACGGTCTGCGGTGCGAGGCCAGTGCGCTGCTGGTACTTGAGGAGACTCTTGCGGTACTCGTGGCTGATGTTGTTCAGTTCGTCGATGTCAGACATTGTTCATCCTTTGAATGTGAAGTTCGAGCCGTGCGATGACGGCTGCGTCTAATGCTGCGTCAACATGGCGCAAGCTCGAAGTGGTTTGTGGATAGGCGGCGTCCTGCACAAGAGACACCTCAACGAGCGTCGCGGCGTTCACCGTGCGCTCCGTGCGGTCTGGGCTCCATGTGTCTTTGGTCACGAAGAAGCCGAACGACATTGCGCCAGTGAGGTCGCCGCGTGTCAGCAGTTCGCGCACATCGTTGCCGAGCGTTGTCTCGGGAAGCGTTGCGGTGTAGTGCAGACCGTCGGCGCGCGAGTCGAGTTTGAGCGTGCCCGACTGCGTGCGCGCCAACGGCATCGACGCATCGTGGTTGTAATAAAGCTTCACATCAGCGATGGCACCGAATGCTCCGGGTGCAATGCGTTCCGTGAACGATCGACCTTGCTCGCGAATGAGTCGCGATGGTTGACCGTAGACGGCGGCGATGCCCGTGAGGGTTCGACCTTCAACAGAAGGAGCTGATGTGAAGTCACGGCGTGAAATCATTTGGAGTCCCCGCGTTGCCGCTGGTGTCGGTGCCGAGGTTGGTTTGCCCGCCGCCAGTGCCCATGTTCATCGCGACAATCGGCGCATCGAGGCCGGGCAACGGCATCAAGTCAAGTTCATCGCGTGCTTCGTTGCGCGTCATAAAGCCAGCCTCCACTGCGGTGCGCAGCGCCGACATGGTTTCCGCGATGCCCGGACGAACCATCTCGTCCAGATCCCACATGACGGAGTCGTATGGGTTCTGCAACTTCGCGGTGATCTCACTCGCCCAACAGTTCAGCCACTGGGTCAAGCACGAGTCCACGTACATGCGCGACAACCATTCAAGCGTTCCGTAGGACGGGCCGGCGTTCTCGGAGAGATATGACATCGGCACGCCGTAGATGCGCGAGACGTCGGCGATGCTGAACTGTCGAGCGGTCGCGAGTCCGCTGTCGTCGATGGTGCTGCTGATGCGCTCGAGCCGAATGCCTTCGGCGAGCACGAGCGGGCGACCAGTGTTGTTGCTGCCAGCGTGACGCTTGACGTAGTCCGCCTCGATGCGCTGCATGGCTTCGTTGCTGATCTTGCCGGGATGAACCAACGCGATCTTCGGATTGCCGGCGTTGATGTAAGTGCGCAGCGCCATCTCTTCCTGCGCGGCAAGCAACTGAATGGAGTTGCGGCAAATGTTGATCGGGCTGTCGCCCCACAGTCCACTGGTGCTCGGCGCGCGCAAGTGGAACATCTGCGACGCGGTGAGGATGCCGTAGTGCTGCGTGCGGTAGAGCGGGACGCCAGTGGTCAGGTCGAGGCTGACCGTGTCGGGCTGCAAGAGAATCAGCTCGAGCAGTTCGCCGCCGACGCTGCGATTGATTGCGGCGAACGCGTTGCCGTAAAGCAGAACTTGCATCGTCATCGAGCGTCGGAACTCGAACGCGCTCATGTACGGGGATGGCGATTCGAGCAGTGATTCGGCGCCCGTGTCGCTGACACTGAGCGAGATGCGTGCGATGTCGTTGCTGATGAGAGTGACAGCGCGATACACGGGCGTGTAGCGGATCGCGTTGGTCGCGTTCACTGACGGCGTCGAAAACGCACCATCGGCAAGAATGGTCGACGTCCAAGGCCCCACGAACATGCGTTGAAGGAATCCCCGCAGCATGTGCACATGGTTGCGGGTACTAACAATTCAAGGTTGCACTAAACTAACGATTGTTCGTACACGCTTTGGCTGTCGCCGCCCCACGAATGGACGGCGATGATGGCCGCCACGAGCGCGTCGATGGTGCTCGAGTCGCGCTCTTTGCCGATCGTAATGTTCCCGATGCGGTCGCGGCGAGCGATGGCGGATCGACACGCGGCGCGGAGGATCGGATCCTCGCCGAGGCAAAGACGCTCGCCGACCCACAGTCGTTGCCAGAGTTGACACCCCGGCGCGAAGGTGGCGACGCCCATCGAGTAGGCTTGGATCGGGAGGTTGTGCTCGGTGAGCATGGCGACCAGATCACGCGCGCCGTACTGGTCGTAGGCGATCATCTGAATCTTGTAGCGCAGCGCCAGTTGGTCGATGCGCTCGGCGATCTCTTCGTAGTTGATGATGGCGCCGGGCGTCAACGTGATCTTGCCGGCGGCTGCCCACGTGCGGATCGGTAGGCGGTAGTCCAGTTCGCGCTGGGCGACATCCTGAGCCGGCCACCAGTAGTGACCCTCGAGCGCGATGCGTCCGTCCTCCATCGGGATGGCCACGACAAGCGCCGTCATGTCCCCGCGCTTGCTCAGATCGAGTCCGATCCACGCGGCGCGACCCTCCAATTCGGACGAGTTCGGGGCGTTGCCGAGCGGGAACTTCTTCATGTCGAGCCAGTTGTGACCGCCTTCGGTCATCCTGCAACAGTGGTATCGGTTCCATTCGGCGCGTCCGGCGGGGCTTTGGCGCATCGTTTGGAAGGCGCGGCGCAGCGATTTGGCGTCGGGTTGCCCGTACTCGATGCCCGGGTTAGCCTTCGGAAGCATCTCGGGATCGTCGTCGGCGTCGGTCGGGTCGAGTCCGAAGAGCATCGGCATCATGCTGTCGTCCTCGATTTCACCGCGCAGAACCTGTTCGCAAGTCGCGATGATCTCGCCGTAGATGTTGTCCGGCGTGCTGCCCGGCGTGCTGATGATGACGCCGAGCGACTCGCGGCGCTTGGCGCCAGTGGTCAGAAGCTTCGTGAGGAAGCGCCCCTTAAACTCCGCCGCCTCGTCCGCGATCCAACACGACGGGTTCAGGCCGTCGAGTGAGCGCTCGAGCGCCGGCAACGCGGTGAATTCGCAGTCGTCGACGCGGCGAATGATGCGGTCATAGAGCTTCTCGAGGTCGCTGCCCTCGAGGTGGCCGACCATCGTGCGAGCGGTGTCAAGACAGATCTCGGCTTGATGCTCCGAGTTCGCGATGACGTGGACGCGACGGCCCGGCGCTTGGATCATGTCCCACAATGCAAGCGCGGCCATGAGCGTGGTCTTGCCGTTGCCTCGAGCGACTTGCATGACGCCGAGTTTGACGCGGCGCCGGCCATCTTCTGTCCACCGCCAGCCCCACAGATTTGCCAACACCCACAGTTGCCAGTCGGCGAGCACGAACTTCTTGCCGGTGTCGTCGCCGACGAGGCTAAGCGTGGCGACGAAGTCGTCGAGTTTGTCGACCGACTCCCAGTCCATGACGAGGTCGGCGCGCTCGAGGTCGGCGCGGAACCGTCGGGCCGCGGCGTGGATCCAGCGGCCGGCGAGTTTGCCGTCGAGAATGCCGTCGACGAGCGCAAGAATGCGGATTTCAGCGTTCACAATT